TTGACGAACTGGACGGCTAGTTAAATAAGTAGTTAGGAGTGCGCCTTTATAAAATCCTTGCCCTCTATTAAATTAGAGTAGACAAGAGACAAGGTTAAGGATAAAAGTAAATGAGAACTAAACCACCATGCACTAACTACAAAATGTCTGAGGAACTATCTGCGAGTTTCACAATGATTGTTGCAACAGTCGTGGAACTAAGGAAGAGAAGGACATAACTCATCAGTCCCTAGCGTATGAGTTTAAAGAGAGATTAGGGGTAGGTTGGTAGTCCTACATAAAAAACTACCGCATATCAATTGTTTACTTAGGAGGTAACAATGTCAAAACAAGATTTTCAATTATTACTTTTGGGTATTGTTTTAATAACTATACCTTTTCTTATAATCTATACACTTTTTTAGGAGGAAAATATGTCACATCCAGTCAATGAAAAAATCAGTATGGAAATTATTGATACCATGGAGTATGCTTGGACCATCGAAGGTAGACCGGATTTAGAAAATGATTGCTTTAAGTACATAGAAGAGAATGCATTTTCTCATGAAGGAATAGTTGATTCAGAACTTATTATGAAATGGATTATTGAGTTTCTATCAACACATTGCGGTCAAGCTATATCAAGTCAAGACTTAGAGTTTATGTCAAAGGAAAATAAAAAAGGAGGTTCTTTATGACATTAGTAGAAAAGATGATAGCAACAGCATTTTTCAAAGGATATAGTTTGTCTTTTGATTATACTAAATATGATGATGATGATAATGCCACCACAGAACGCAGAAGACTAATAGCAATATCAGGTATTAAATACAATGATGATAATGAAGTATTAGTTTGTGGTTGTATTGAGAGTGATGAGTATTTAAATTATAGAACATTCTTTTTAGATAACATGAGTGATATACAGGTATTTAAAAAGATTGATATTGCAGAGATTGACCAGTGATACCTAAAGAAGCATTAGTGTTTCATTATGTCAATGATGGGGAAGAGGTGTTGTGGACTTGGGAGGTTGAACCTTACAAAAAAATCTTTTGGAAAACTTGGAAGCCTAAACTAGAGAATGTAAAAATAATTTCTGATTTGAAAACTAAGAAAGAATATAATAGAATTAAAAAAGAAATTTACGAAGAAGTTATGAATAGAGAATTCCCAAAGAAAACAAAACCAAAACGTACAGCATTTGGATGGAAGTAATACTAGTAACATTAGCTTTTATTTCTATGGTTGTATCTGTAGTTTTGTATGCTTACTTAGTAGAAAATAAAAAGATTGAACCAATGCCACCTAGGTTTTTAGGAAGGCACGGAGGGTTTGAAGTAAAGTACACTGAAGAAGATTATAAAAAATTTGATGAGGAGGCAAAGAGTGACACAATACAAAGAAAAAGTAGAAGCAAGAAAACAACAGCTTGAAGAGGAAGCTAAAGCTAAACAGGTCATAGCCATTGATACAAGATACAAAGATGGTAAATGGACTGAACAAATAACAACCTATGCAAGTGGCAGAACTGTTACAGAGTATGCGGACAAAAGAAAGAAAACAGTTGAGGAAGGTTGATGGCTAAGATATGGAACAAGACAACACATACACCGGCTACAACAGGCAGAGGTAAGAAAACAAGTCAAGGTAGAAGGAACATTGGCACTGCTACCATGAACAAAAATAAAAAAGCCAATCTAAAAAAATATCGAGGGCAAGGTAAATGAGAGTTAAAGTAATAGAGATAAAAGAAACTATACGAGAACTACCGGATAATTATTTTGATAATAAAGATTATGATATGGACGATTTATCTGATTGTGAAATTGCAAGTCATTTTGAAGCAGGTAAAAAACTTTGGGAAGATACCACATTAGATGATATATCTTGGGATACTAGAGTTTTCAATTACGAAACTAATCAATGGGAGGAGGTATGAACATATTTTATTTTTATGATAGCCCAATACAATCAGCAGAAGCACAGCCTGATAAGATGCTAGTGAAGATGCCGTTGGAAACAGCACAGATGTTATGCACAGCACATAGAGAACTTGACGGTGATGGTTATGCTGATAGAGTAGGACTATACAAAAGAGCTTATTGGAATCATCCATGCACGATATGGGCGAGGGAATCAAGTCAAAATTATTCATGGTTGTATGCACATTTTTTAGCACTAGGTATGGAATACAATTATAGATATGGTAAAGAACATGCAAGTATTACTAAACTTGCTAAACCTTTAATGCATTTCCCAAAGAATATAAAACATAGTAAAATGACACCGGTTGCACAAGCAATGCCGGAGGAGTATAAAGATGAGGACCCTATTGTTGCTTATCGTAACTACTGCATTAACGAAAAACACTATGCCAAATGGGAACGAGGTCGTGATAAGCCTAGTTGGTGGCATACACAACACAAGGAAGTTGCATGAAAATATTAAGAGGTAGAATGTACGAAGCTACAAAAGAACATCTGAGAGGACAGAGAGAAAAACATATTGCTAATGCAGAGGTTATGTTGAGTAATCCAGTGGGTATTGGAGAGCATTCAGATGTTATTGAATCAATTGTAAGAGAGCTTGAGCAAGTTGCACACTATGATGACATGCTCAATGCATTAAGAAACCATTTTCAATAGGGGATTATTATGAATTACATTTATCAAAAAATGTTAGAGGAAGATACGAAGGCAATCTTTGACCGTGAACAGTTTAGAAAATTTGATGAGTACATTGCTAAGAAGTACAAAGATTTTTATGAAAATAAAATCAGCTACCAAGTGACCAAAGAGGGCGATAAGTTTATTGTGGAATTGTTTGATACAAGTGTTGTAACTATGAGAGATATAGTGCTTGACATTTTTGAATAGGTCCTTA